AGTAGTACCTTTTTGGGTTGCCAGTTGTTTCTGAAGATGTGTACATTTGTTTTCATAGTATTAAAGCCAACACAAGCAAAGCACTTGCGAAAGCTGATATTGTTTGATATCTATATTTAGCCTCTTTTTCTTTATTAGTGGCTATTATTAGTTCTTGAATAATGCTATCTTGACGATGTATAGTTTTGCCATCATTATCCGCCAAAACTTTGTATAAAGATAGTTTTTGTCTGCACTCGTGCAACTCAATTAGTCTCTCGTTTATCTCCCTTATCATACTGTCGGAGTATTGACAAAAGACTTTCTGTGGTGCTAATGCTACTAATAGAATCAGCGTATACACTTTTAATGGAATCAATCTCTTTGTCAACTGCATATATCTCACGGATAATTATTAAACGAGTTGTATCAGGTTGGTATGTCACAATAGGACTCGAGGTATGGCGTGTCGATAGCAAAATCGATAACGTGACCAGAAATAACGTCCAACCTACTATCGTAAAAAGGTTCAGCTGTTCCGCTAACTTGGATTTCAAAGTCTGCATCTGTTCGTTTTAAAAGGGTTACAATGTCTATGATAATACCTGCCGTGTCACTTAATACCTCAATCGTGTTAGAACTACTCTCAAAGGTTCTATCCATTACCATCAAAGCGAATTGGTACGACACTAATCTTGTATCAGTATTAAAGGTAAAGCCATTAGGCACAAGCCAAACAATCGGATAGTATTTAACCTCGTCTACTGCAAAGTCAAAGTCAGCTCCTACTGCGAATTTGCCTACCATCTTGTGGCTTTCCGCTTTTGTTTGTATTGTTTGAATTATTTGATTTAGAGTCATACTGTTTTAGTTTGGCTTCGTTTTTGAGCCTCCATTTATTTTTCGTAGTCATCCGGGAAGTCATAGTTATAGAAACAATCATCGTCAGTACCGGGTAGATACATACCTCCAAAGAAAGCAGTATTCTTTGGGCGAATCACATCAAAGCCGGTACCAGGATTCAAGTATTTAGGATAGTCTGTGGGGTTCTCCTTTAAATAATCTCTTAAACGTTCTGCATAATACTCTGCTTTATCTCTGTACCTCTGCTCAATCATTGTCAACTCGTCAGTAGTTATAGGTGTAGCGTTCTCACTATTCCTACTCGCTACCGATTTATTCATAAACTTGAAAGTCAATGGAAGCATACTTTCTACAAGCGTATAGTACTTCAAACAAGGTGCAATATATGAATCTATCAAAGTTGTGTTTAAAGCCGTTAGAGTGCCGTTATATGCTTCTGATTGCAACTCATCATAGATACCACTTCCAATGATGTCACGAATATATATCTCTTGTGCTTCCTTGATAGCAGATTTCAACAACTTGTCATCCAAGTTCTCGTTTAAAGGTGTATTATCCTTTAGGTATGTGGTGCTTATTAAATAAACAAAGTTTGTCATAATTTTCTTCTAACTAAACGTGATGCCCAATAGTGTCTGCAATAAGGAACGTGAACGGCAGGGGAACTACCTTTAACTGTCATCCATCCTCCTCTCCTTCTCCAAACATCGTAACCTAAAATAGATGTCATTTGTTCTATATCTTCTCTTGTGTAAAGTCTGTTGAATCCAACTAACCGTCTGCAAAAATCTCTTGATGTGGGGATAACTTCAGAACCACTAATACCTGGTGCTTTGGTGTATTCATATCGAACAACGATTTCTGTTGTAACTCCACTATCTTTTAACTCTTTTGTACCTTGTTCTGTTGTGGTTAGGTCATCATTCAACAAGCCGTCAGAGATTAACTTGGCAACCTCTTCTGTTATTAATTGTGGGTCTGCTTTAATTCCGTTTATCAAGTCAGCAAGTTGCATACCAGTGTTAGCGTTCAACCATTGCAAAATGGCAATGCCTAATGTAGATGCAAACTCAAATTTAACCTCCTCAAACTTATCCTTATGCTCACCGAATTGCTCAAACACCTTTACATCTCTATCGTCATCCCAACCGAAAGGATTTTGTTTTGCCATCTCTTGCTTTGATGACATACCTAACTCAAGACGTGCCTCATCTACACTGATAATGCCCTTCTCAAATAGGTTCACATAATCTAATCCAATTGGTGGTCTGTTCTTTGTTTTTAACTTAACTGGTGCAATGTATTTAAATATTGAAGATAAAGCACTATCAAGTTGTGATTGACGTGGCTCAACATAAGAAGTTTGAAAAGACTCGTAAGATTCAATTAATTCTGAACGCCCACCTAATTGACCTTCTACTCTAATACCGAATAGCATCGGTGAAGTAACTCTATGACCACTGAATATCTCTTGTTGCACGGTGTCGTTCAGTTGCATAAAGAGTTTGTCAAAGTCAGAAGGTGCAAGGTTATTAATTACACTTGGTGTTTCATTCGGGTCGTTGAATTGGATTATAACCGAACCTGCGTTATCAGTGCCACTAAAGTTATCCTTGAAACGCTTAACTGTTTTTCTCGCCTCATCCGGTGAAGGTATCCCCTTGAATAACTGAACCAACGTTTGAGCAGAAAAGCCACTCTTGATAGAGTTCAAATGAAAGTTAGCAATCTCTGTGTCTATCTCGATATATTTCAAAGCACCTACATAAGAAGGTAATGGATACATCTCTTGACCTGCTCTGTACATCTTGAAATAGTACACTTGCTTGTTTTCACGAGTGGTAGGATTCCAAGCAGGATAACGATAATGCTCTGCTCTTCTATTACTCCAATCATCGCAATAAACGTAGTCACCCTCTAACCCTATTCGTACATTCTGAAAAGGTAGATGATAAATCTCTGCGATTGAAGTTTTCGCCTTGTTCCAAATAATCTCAAGTGCAAAGCCATCAAACAACTCCAAGTCTTGTGCTATCTTCTGTTTTAAACTCTCAAAGTCCTCATAAGCGTTTATGTTTGAAAGGTAGTCATTTGCTTTAGCAATGTCCTCTGTGTTTTGTCCGATTATCTCTGTTTTATCCCCTGCTATGTAAGATGCCTTTTGAGTTACTATTGCAGAGTGCTTTGGGCTTTTATTGAACAACTCAATTATCCCCATTGGGTAAAGGTTGTCCTCTCCAAAGGTCACAAATCCTTTTGACTTGTTTTCTTTGAATATCGGAAGTTTGCTCTCCGCTAAATTTATTCTTATAAAATTATTTTCCATTCGGCTTAAATTTTTCAGCTGCACTAAATCCAAGTGCTAATATACTCACCCACTCAACGGCTTCAACCAACTTGTCAGAGTTGTAATAAAGCATTGCACCAATGAGAGCCATTGCACCTACTATCCCCACCACTCGCTTGGAGGATATTTCACCTTGCACTCCTTTGAACATCTCTGTCAGTTTCTTCATAGGGAAAGTATTTGTCAATTAGTGAATCATTCACTTTATATATATATAGCAATTCTTGTAAAGTGGAATCAATGACTTTTTGAGAGTGTGCCATTTCTTCAGAGTAATCAATGTGTTTTTCAGGTTTGGTTGCCTCTTTTAAACCAAAAGCAACAGTGACAAGTGCAAATAATTTAACTGCTATTTTCATTTGATGTAACCTAATTCTCTATAAATACGAATTTCACTTGATAGAGCAGAGCAGATTGAATCTTGTGTCTTTAACATTTTTGACATCTGTTGTAGTTGTTGTTCACATCTCTTTAAGCGTTGCTCACACCTGGTATTAATGTCCCTTGCTTGTGTTTCTGAACGCCAATATAAAGCACACACCACAAATAGCAATAGGTATGATATTGCTTTTGAAGGGTCACTCTGCCACTCTTTAAAGGTTAATGGAATTTTCATCGTGTGGTGTAATTGTTATATCATTAGGCTCACCTAAAACTGCTTCCAAACCTTCAACGTGGCGAATGTACCAAAAGCCATCAAGTTCAGAGTAGTTGTAGTTCACCCAATAAATGGTAGTATCTCTTGGCTTAACTGGTAATCCTTTATAATCTGCTGCTTGTTGTCTTGCAGTAATTGCTTCTTGTTCGGTGTCGTATTTATATCCTATCATGGGTATATTGAATAAAAGTCGTTTATGTTTGTTTCAATTCCGCTTCGGTTGGTAGATTGTTCGGAAGCGTAAAAAATAATCTCTTGCATATTGCCATTAAAATTATTACTTCCACTCCTTGAGCCTATGTGTCCATTTGTAGGACTTTTAAGTGTCCCGACATCATTAGACCCTGATGCATTCGCATCACTACTATTCAAATAGACATCTACTTGATTCCCTGAAGTCAATGAATTATCAAAATTCACAAAAATCAAGTTTTGCCGAGCAGCATAACTTGTAGAAGTTGAATAGTTTCCGTTTGCAGATAATCCAGATAGCCCTATAAATATTTTAGAGTCATCTTGATAACGGAACAATATATTAAACAGAGAGAAACTATCAAAACCGCTATAAACATTAGAAAAAATGTTATTTGCAATGGGCGAGGATACATTTATAATAGAGGCATTGTCCAGTCCATTCAAGAAACTTACACTATCGAATTTGTCATCACTACCATCAAATTGAATCGCTGCTTTACCATTCTCCTCAATCACCCCACTTACACTATCATATATTTTAGGTTGATTACTTGCCGTTGTTTGTGTTGCATCATTACCGTTACCACTTTGGTCGTACCACGTTGTAACAAAGCCATTTGTTCCACTACAAAAAGTATCAAGCGTTGTAACGTCCAATTCGTTGTTAACGAAACCTATATCTTGTGTGGCATTATCAGAATCCCTTCTTACCTCTATTGCACTACCTTCATAAGTACTACTTAACCTTCTTAATGAATAGGCAGCATCAGCACCACTATAAGTATCCAATAACCCAGTAAATGATGTCCACACCTCCGTACTACCGATATATATCTTATTGACATCAGTAGAGCCTATTTTAACTGCACTAATATCGTTTGAACCTAACTTCATATAATGAAATAGATAGTTGTCGCACTTGGTGTTAATGCGTCATATTCGGCTTGAGTTACTGCTGCAAGTGAGTTGATATCGTAAGTAGTGCCATCGTACTTGGCAAGTTTAGCGTCAACACCTATTGAAGTTGCTAAATTGGTTGCAGTTATTTTCTTGGTTAAGTCCTCTGATATATCAACAATCGGTAATACATCTCCTGATGCTGCCGTTGTTAATTCAGTTAATTGAGTTATTTTTTTAGTTGCCATATATTTTTTGATTAATAGTTGGTGTGTAATATCGGTTAGTTAATAAATCTTTATACCCAATGTTATCGGTTGCCGTTTCATCAAATTCGAAAACAATTAACGTATCACCTGATTGAGTTAATAAGGTATCTCCACTTTGAGTTATAAGGTCTTTATCAATATACTCCCCTTGAGTTATTAGATTCTCTCCGTCTTGAGTTAATAAATCACCCTCCTCAAATAATGTGCGTATGTATATCTTGTTGCTCACGATGGTGTATATTCAACGTCATTAACCACAACTGCATTACACTTCAAAATACCTTGCTCAACTAACTCATCTGCTAAACTTGGGTCAAGGTTGCTATCACTTGTTTGGGCGTATACCTTATACTCGTACTCACCAGTGTACAAATCAGCGTCAGTACCCTCTATAAATTGGAACTTGTTGTACCTTTCCGTGTACGCTGACACATCGGTTAAAATAAAGTTGTATTCGGTATTAGTTGTCCTATTGGTTAAGCTGAACAAAAAGGTTGGGTTGTCAATCGTAACCTTCTCCGTTAGTGTCAGATACCAATACTTTGTTTCGTCCTTTGTGATAGTGAGCATTTACTTATAAATAGCAATTATAAAAAATTGGCAAAAAGAAAGGGGACTCGAAAGCCCCCTCTTGGAAAGAAATATGAAAACAAATCAGATGCCTAATGAAGTAACTACCGCACTTTGCACTAAATAAGGTGCTTCTTGCTCAATAGCAGATAGAGTAATATTGTACCCTACCAAGTCACCTAATGCAGTACCAGTTTCAGCAGTCATTGAAGTAACGTCACATCCGTGTTCGTAACCGCATAACCAATAATTATCGGTGTTATCTCTAACGATACAGAACACTCTGTTTTGTGCCAATAACTTCAACTCATTTCTTTTAGAAGTAGACAACTTGCGTAATCTTAAAACGATGTCCGCTTGGTTGAAAACTGTTCCGTTTTCGGTAGAAACGTTTGTAGTAACTGTCATGCTACCAGTCTGCTTTGGTAACTCATAGGTGTATGTAGAACCTGAAGTTATTGTTCCAGTAGCAGCGATAGCAGTTACTTCTCCTGATGCAACTGTAAAGCCGTCAGCAACCCAATCAATTAAATGAATGGATTTAACGCCTCCAGTTGAATCTTTACAGTCTAAAGTAAAACCCTGTGTTAAATTACAAGCCATAATCTTATGCTTTTAAAGGGTTAGACTTACGCAAGGATAAACTCAACGATTTGGTCAGGGAATGCTACTTGAACACCATACTTGCAAGTAACTCTGAAGCGAACCTCGTCGTTATCTTGAGAATACCAGAATCTGTACTCTTCCTCTTCGTTTGCAAGGTCAGTGCCTACAAAGAAGTTAGAGATACGTCCTAAGTACATTTTGTCAGTTCCGTTAAGACCACCAACACCTACCATCTTAACGTTAGTTGCAGGAATCATAATCTCCATTCCTTCGCTATCAGCAGCGTAGTGGAAAAGATTAGATGCTCTTAAAGCAGTAGTGTACTTCTTGAAAGTGTCTATTCCAACGAACAATACTAAATCGTCAGCGTCTGCAATGTCAGCAGGAGTTGCTGCATACATATCGTCAACTAATGCCTCAATATTTGAAGTAGTGATAGCAGTTGCACTTGTAGTGTTTCCGTCAACCGCAGTTGCATCACCTATGATTTTAACGAAACCGTCAAACTTGTTAGTGTTAGGGTTAGTGTTACTTGTTGCAGTATCACCCTGCCACATTGCTACTTCTAATAACTTCGCAATCTTGCTTGACTTCTCGTTTCCGATTTGCTCTTCAAATGGAACTGCTTCAGGAGAACCTGCTGCAATTTGAGTCTGCATCCACTTCGCCTCTAAAGTTTTAGGACATAAAGTCTCTTCAACCTTAATCTTTCCTACTGTGATTGTACGTTGTGAGAATGTAGTGTTACCACTCGCAGTGTATCCACAACCATCAGCCTGAAAGTAAACGTCAGAATCAAGGATGTTAAGTGCCTCTGCACTCTTAACTCCTACTTGAACTTGTCCAGCTGCTTGTAATAAAGCAGCAGTCTTGCCACCGAAAAGTGACTTAACAACCAACTCGGTTGATTGCTCATTTGTGTAATTGGTTAAACCAGTAACGTTAAATGCCATAATTTATTTTTTTAAAGTTTTTGCTATGTTTAAAATGTTTGCGAAACGCTCCTCTTTCTTTGACAACTTTTGAGGTGCTTTAGTTGGTTCTTCACTTGGAAGGTCTGCCACTTTTTCTACCAAGTCAACAGTCTTACTGAAAGCCTCTTTCATAGTTGAGAACGCTGCCTCATTGTGGTTCAACTTCTCTTCTAAAACGTGCAATCTTTCAACTGCCTCTTCAAAGCGAGACACCAAAGAGTTGAAAGACTCAAGTGTTGCAAATTCAACTTCGCTCATCTCCTCTTCAACTACCTCATCTTTAGAATCTTCAGAAGGCTCTATAATTTCAGTTACAGTACCACCTTCAGTTGTTACCAACATACCACCCTCAACTTCGTGAGTTGCATCAGGAGCAGGAATTAATCCTTCGCCAGTTTGTACAAAAATAGGAGTGCCAACGGCTAACTCTCCGTCCCAAGTTATGATAGTGCCATCAACAAGGGTTGCTTCTTCCATCTTTACCTCTTCTTCTTCTCCGAATAAAAGGTGACGGATTTCTTGAATTACTTCTTTACTATTCATTTTATTTATAATTAGTGTTGCTTAAT